TAACGTCGGATAATCGTCCCGGGAATGTAAAATATCAGAATCCCGTATATGCAATACTTTTCCCACGGCTCAAGGATCAGAGGCTTTCCTTTCAGCGGGATACCGTTCAGATCTTCTCCCTTACGGTGTACAAACTGCGTTTCGATCTTTTCGATGACGTAATCCGCTTCTTCGCAGTTTATATTAAACCTTCCTGAGTCTATATCACGCCGGAATCGCTTGCAGCCTTGATACAGCTCGATACACGCTGCTTTTCGGCCGCTTATAATATCATCAACATAACGTTCGACCTCCGCCGCGTATTTGCCGTTAAGCATTTAAACCAACCCGTTTATTTTTGGTTTTTTTACCTTTTCAAAGGCTTTTTCGTTTAATTTAAGTAAGCCTCGTGGTGTCAATCCGAGTGCTTCCTCTATGTTTAATATGTCTTTCCGCAAGCTTTCAAGCGTTGTCACAACAGGCGACTTTTTACTTCCGGTTGAAGTCAATACTTCGCACTCATAACCTGAATCAACATAACGCGAATATAATATTTTGTATTCATTCTGCAGCTCGACATATCTTTCGATCGTCGGATCGAACTCTTTTTTGTAAACTCCGAGCAGAGTCATTTTTGTCTCGATCTGCTTCTTTGTGATTTTTTTTGCCAAGTTATCACCCTCTTGTTTTCTTTCATGTGCGCGCCGGAGGGGGAAAAGGCGGCCCCTACCATTGAATTAATTTTTGATTATCGTCACCCGTACCCCGGGGGGGATCCTCTCGCCTTTGATCGCTCCGGATGTCGTTTGTTATGGCATCCTTCACATAGGCTTATAAGGTTTGAATCAGTAAGCGACAGCTCCGGATACTCCTCCCGCGTTTTTATATGGTGTACACAGGTTGCCGAGGTTGTTTTTCCGTAACGTCTGCAATCCTGGCATAGATACTTGTCCCGCCGCAGGATCGCCCGGCGCTTCTTGCGCCATGTTTTGGTATCGTAAAAATTCACTTTCTTGTCCTCCGCCTCCTGATATCCTTTCACCCCTACACCATAACACAAAAAACGTGTCGCGGAGTGCCAACATTCAAGCGCAATAAAAAAAGAGCAGGATTTCTCCCACTCTTACAGCTTATCCGGAAATGATGCGTAATACTTCCGTACCGCCCGGTATAACGTTGATCTGCCGAGATGGTATTTCATCTCAAGTGCAGTTGCCGTGACATCTGTTGTCACAAACTCAAACAGCGCAGCTGCATATTCTCCGCCGCATCTGTCGCACAGTTCCCGGATCGCTTTTTGTTTTTCCTCCGGCAGCTCTTTATATCTCAGCGAGGTAAAATATATATACCCCTGCTTTTTGTAATCAAGCTTCACTCCGCGCTTGTACCGAAACACTCCACATCACCTCCATATATTTTCTGTTTCGCGCTTAAAACGGCAGATCATCATCACGTCCGAGCTCTTCAAAGCTCGCACCGGCAGGAGCCGCTTCTGCAGTGTTTGACTCTCCTGCTTTCCCTCTCGCCGAACCGCAGAAGGTAATGTCTGTGATGTCAACCGCATACTCTTTCACTTTTGAGTTTTCGCCGACACTGCGCTCACGCGTAACAAGCGTTCCGCTGATTCCGAGCTGATCGCCTTTATGTAGATAACGCACGATAAGCTCCGCCTGCCGTCCCCAGGCTGAGCACGATATAAAGTCGGTTTTGTCTTTTACACGCGGACGCGGTACCGCAAGAACAAAGCTGCACACTGGGACTCCCGCCGTTGTGGTACGTAGCTCCGGATCCGCTGTTATCCGTCCAATGAGATTAATATTATTCATGTATTTCTCCCTTCAGGTATTTTTCTATCGTCGATATTGCAGAATCCGCGCCGAAAGAAGCAACGGTATAATACCCCTGCTTCGCAAGCTCTATCAGCCATATCGATTGGTGTTCCGATATTGTTCCTCCGATCGCTTTCATCTCGATGTAAAGACCGTGATATCTTCCGCGCGGTACCGGCAGGCAGAGATCCGGCACTCCCGGCTTTACTCCTGTAGCTTTGAAGCGCGCCGCCTCTGATGCGCTTCGTTTACCGCCGTTCGGAATGTGGTGCAGAAGCTGCAGCTCCGGATATTTCCCGGAGGAGAGCAACGCCCACTCCATGACTGCGATCTGCTCCTGTTCTTCGGTCGGATGTGCAGGATTCAATTTCCTTGCTTTTATGTTTATCAATCCTTTCTCTTTTCCTTATGTGGGGAGCGGGACAATTTCTCAGCGTCCGTTTTCCCGCTCCCCACTCCCCTCACCCTTTTCGGGACGCGTATCGCGATATGTAGCATACTTTCATTGGCACGGCATAGTTATCGAGCGCACATCGCGACGCACAGCACATCGTCAGTGGCACAACATGAACATCGAGCGATTATCGTTGTAAAACCTTACGCATTTACAAGGCTTACAAAACCGGACGTCCCCGATTTCGTTTTTCTCTATGTGTTTGTAAGCTACATCATGAGTCTTTGTTTTTTTACTTCGTATATATATTTGAAATACATATACCCGAACGGTGTTGTTTTCACTTCTACAAGCTTGTACCCTTCCGGTGCTTTCGGCGGCTTCTGTTCTGAATATGTACGCTTGACCGGCTTCGGTGCTTCGACCTCCGGCTTCTTCAGATTCCGCGTCTGTTTCCACCTGTGACCGCCCTGTTCTTTCGTCCAGTGATCAAAAAGGTAATCGGCAAGTCCTGTATAGTCCCTGCCGTAATCCTTCTTATTGTAATAGTTGTGTTCGCGGAGTTTTTCGGTTCTGAGCACCGTTCCGTACTTCCACTGACGGGCAAGCTCGTCCTCCGGAACTCCGTCCGAGAGCATATGCATATGTATTCGGTGCGTGTTTTTGCCTCGTCCCATGTAGATCATGATCCGCGCTTCCGGGCAGTGATATCTGAGCCGGCGTATGTAGTTGTCACGGATCTTCCGAGCCTCGGCGAAAGTGTGAACCTCGTTTTCATCATCCATTGTAAGTGTCGTATAAAGAGAGGATGGTCCGAAGTTCTCGTTCACGAGCCGCGCATGGTACCGACGTGACATTCCGAGCCGATGCTGCTCACGTTCCTCCTCGTTTTTGAAGCGCAGGCGCGGAGCCGCTGTTTTTATGTTTTTGGTGCTGTCCGGTATCGTGTATATTTCCTGCTCGCACACGACTCCCGAAAACGTCCGGCGTTTGACCTGCATTGTGTACCCCTCTTTGTTGCTTATCAATCAATTAATGTTCGTTTTTTCTCATCTGTTGTCACTTTTTTCTTGAACCTCGGACATTGCTGCATAACACACGGTTTTAGATCTTTTGTATTCATTGTGCGTTCCACACCTTCAAGGCATATCGGCATACCTGAACCGAACGGATAAACTACACTATCACAGTCAATGACAAACTTCTTCATTTTCCCCTCTCAGTCATTTCTTTTACAAGATTATCAATGTTATATAATAGTTTTATAATCAAAGTGTGTGCATTCGGACGGTCGTAACATTTGTCATTGTTATATATTGCTTTCAACCTCTCCGCAAACTCTTTAATATTAGCAATTTGGCATTCAGAGTATGTGCGGATTAGATTGTACTTTTCTTCTTTCAGCGTATCGATTTCTGCCTTTTGACGGGCGATAAGGTCAAACATCCTTTTAAGTGCTTCATATAATTCCGCACTGTCTTCATCACTTCCATCTGCATAGTGATATGCAAGGCTTAACCAACTTTCCAACACCCTTAATGCTTCGTTATCTGTCATTGTTTAGACCTCGCCTTCCAGTCCTCAACAAACTGTTGATTTTCTTTGTTGAGATAATCCGCGAGGCTTTGATTGCCGATGTTCTCTGCCGTAAACCGCTCCACGATCTCGCCTTCAGGAAAATCCTCTCCAAGCCCAACCGGATTCCCACACCAATCGTAATAAACCCAACACCATTCGTCGTCAGCTATTCCTGTGTCGCCGTTCATGGTATGCCCGCTCGACTCCATAGCCTGTTTGATCGCACTGTTTCTGAATGGGTGCGGTTCGTATATTGCACACGCTCCATAATAATCTTTTGTTGTTATCACTTTCGTATATGGTTTTACTTCTTTATTTATCTTCATAACAGTGTACCTTTCTCCTGTTTTGAGGCCTTCTTCCCCCTCGTGAGCGTCTCGACGATCTCGGCAACCGCCCGAGGACTGCGGCGGCATATTACATCAGCTGCCAATGCGCACAAAGCACATACCGCTATCATATAGATGCCAAACGCTTTATCATATAATCCGCGCTCGATGCCGCAGACAAGATATATTGTGAGCAGATAGCACAGCCTCCGGTTTATGTTGCGTATCTGCCGTACTCTTCGTGCAGGGTTTGTTGTCGTCATGGTTGTTTTCTCCTATTCGAGCTTGTTTTTTTCTGTATCGATGCGCTCGACTCTTATGTTGCCATCTGATGTCGCCGTCAGCTTTGCCTTCAGTGTGCCTGTCAGTGTGAGTGCAACTGCGCCAATATGTCTATATGAGATAAGTTCTGCTATCTCGTCGAGCAAAGATAATACTTTCTCAGAATTCAATGGATGTAATCCGTGATCTTCTGCCCCTTCGCCAAAGAGACTCCGAATATTTTTCTTTGCGTTTTCTATCTCCTTTTTGTGACGAGCGTATATCTTTGCCTTAGTGCAAGTGCAGTTCTCTGTTGCAATCTCGTCTTTTTCCTCCTGCGTCCCGTCTATAGCGTATGTATCAGCGCAGGATTGTCCACAGTAGCGACAGCAGCCAACAGTCGTTATCTCTTCTTTTACCTCGTATTCTTCACCGATATTCATATTACCTTCCCTCCGTGTCGGTATGGTCTTGTTTTGTTGTACTCATGTTTGAGCTCGAGGATCTTCTCAACATCGATCCCCTCTGCTCCGCACCAATCGAGGATGCGGATTATGCAGTCGATCATCTCGACGGCAACACCCTCCGGTTTGTGCGGGACCTTGCCGGACTCAGCGCGGATGGCATAGCATTCTTCACAGCTCATTTCTCCGTATCTGCCGTTGCAACGGTAATCGCCGTATTCTGCGCAGTACAGCATCGGCTTTCCGTTCCGATATTCTTCAAGCGCTTCCGACAGCTCAGAGTGACAAAGCGCTACAACATCACCGAAGCTGCGCGGTGTGTCGTGCCAGCCGTGATCCACGGCGTTTCGGTGTATGTCTTTTGCAAGTTCGTTTATAGTCATGTTAGCTCCTTCTGCAATATTCTGGTAAATTAGCTTTAACAAGTGCGGCAGCGACGGGAGGTGT